GATTACAAGCATCTGCCGGTATAGGATTTGTTACTCCCGGATTCATTAGTGCAGGTTCGCCTATTCCATTGACACCAATTCCTGGATGGATTTCTGGTATTATGGTAAAAGATATTGTTAGTACGATGATGGATATGAGAATCACTTATGATATACACACACACGCTGATCCACAAGGTGGTACAGTATCGCCTCCATTGCAACCAATGTTTTAAAGGAATTATATTATGTCGGTGTTTGCTAGATTAGGTTACAATTTTGATTCAACACAATTTGGAACAGGTGTTAATTTCACTGATGGTGAAAAATTAACATATACAGGTCAAACTGCATTAAAACAATGGCAAATTAATGATTTGGCCAACAGTACAGTCAACGGTTATTTTCAAAATCCATTATCGAGTACACTAATATCATTAACATCAATAACAACTACAATTTACAATACTGCAAATAGTATGAGTTTGGCATACTCAAGCAGTAACCCAACTCTTGCAGGATCTTGTAACACATTAGTGTTAATTACAAACACATTGATAAACGAAATACCAAATTTTACAACACACACAAATTATCTATCAAATGTATCACAATCACCAGATAAATCACTATATCCAGATTATCAAGGTGCAATGGCAATAGGTAGACAAGTTCTTACGATTGTAAACCAAACAGATAGTCTACAAAATAATGCACCAATTTTAGGAAATTTTACAAGTCTAACTTTAGGCCCAACAATATCTTCTGGTATAATAACTTTAACATCAGATTTGACAAGTATGAATGTTACACCCACCAGTGCGGCAATAAATACAATTACACAACATGTTCAGACTTTGTATAATTCAATCTATCAGAGAAGAACAGGAGATATTTCATTTTATCAAAATTCTGTTGCTTTAGTTAAAGATTTTAATACAGTATCACAATTCAATAATTTGGGTGTAACTTCATCATATCTTATAAACAATATTATTGGTACTCCTAAAATTGTATCAAATTTACAGTCATAAATAAAACATGACAAATACATTAAAGATTTACTCAGACTTAGATTTAACGTTCAATCGTCTTCCTGGAAGTGGTGATGTGGCTATGCGTTATGATAGCCAATCGGTCATTTCTTCTGTAAGAAATTTATTACTGACTAATTTTTATGAAAGACCCTTTCAACCAAATTTAGGTTCAAATATAGATGCACTATTGTTTGAACCGATTACAGATTTAACTGCGAATATTTTACAAAATGAAATAAAAAATGTTATTAACAATTTTGAACCTAGGGTACAAATAAAATCATTAAGTGTTGTTGTCACACCAAATCAAAATTCTTTTTCTGTTAATTTAGAATTTTACATAGGTAATAATACAACACCAACAGCAGTCAACCTAATATTGCAAAGGTCCAGATAATGGCATCAAATACAAATATTCAAGTAGCTAGTTTAGATTTTAACGACATTAAACAAAACTTTACAAACTATTTACAATCACAAACTATATTTAAGGACTACAATTTTTCGGGTTCGGCTCTGTCAACCTTGCTGGATGTTCTTGCCTACAATACACAATACAATGCATTCTATCTGAATATGGTTGCAAATGAGATGTTTTTGGACTCTGCGTTGCAGCGTTCTTCTGTAGTTTCACATGCAAAATTGATGAATTATGTTCCACAATCAGCGATGGGTGCTGTTGGTCAAATAAATTTAACATTTAATGGTGTGACTACAACTCTATTTACTTTGCCCCAGTACACTAATTTTATGTCAGAGCCAATCAATGGTATTAATTACAATTATGTTACAACCACAAGTCTGACTTCACCTGTCATCAATAACAAAGCATCATTTAATGGCGTCCAATTAAAACAAGGTATAGTTTCAAGTTATAATTTTATAGTTGACTCAGTAAGTAATCCAAAATACATTTTTGAAATACCAGATCAAAATATTGATATTTCAACATTACAAGTATTGGTTCAAAAATCTTCATCGAATAGTGCATATCAAGTATTTAATAGTACAACAGATTATCTAGCATTAGGTCCTACAGATACAGTTTATTTTGTACAAGAAGCGGTAAACGGAAACTATCAAATTTATTTTGGTGATGGCATCTTGGGAGCAAAACTTTCTGATGGAAATATTGTCGGGGTAAGTTACCTTTCCACTTCTGGGGCTTCTGGTGGTCTTGCTAACAATTTCACACTAATGGATAACATTGGTAATTATAGTTCTTACTCTTTAACACCATATCAAAGAGCATCTAATGGCACAAACAAAGAATCAATTGATTCTATCAAGTTCCAAGCACCAAAAGCTTTTGCTGCTCAAGGTCGTGCAGTTAATAAGAATGATTACATCACAGCATTACAACAAAACAGTTTAGGCTTTCAGTTTGATGCAGTCTCTGTTTGGGGTGGAGAACAAAATGTTCCGCCGATATACGGACAAGTTTTCATCTCATTGAAACCAAAAGGTGCTTATGATTTAACTCTATCACAAAAAAATCTTTTGATTGATAATGTGATAAAACCAATTAGCGTAGTAACTGTTGAACCGGTCATTGTTGATCCGGATTACACATACATTCAGGTTAATGCATCTATAGTTTATAATCCAACACAAACACCGTTAACCGCTGGTGCATTACAAAGCGGAGTACAAAGTTCAATTTATAACTATGCTACGACTTATTTGAATACATTCAACTCAACATTTAACTCTTATGCTTTGTTGTCTGCTATAAACTCTTTTGACAAATCTATTGTAGGTTCAGATTTTACATTAAATGTCCAGAAAAAGTTTTATCCAACTTTAAGTACACCAACAACTTACAATCTCTACTACAATAGTCCAATACAACGTGGTGTTTATTCATCCACATTGTCAAGTTCACCTAGTATTAATATTGTTAATCCTACAAATATTAACACACAACTAACTGGAGTATATCTTGAAGAAGTACCAGTAAGTGTTGCTGGTGTAGATTCTATTTCTGTTTTGAATCCGGGTTATAATTATACAACAACGCCAACAGTAACTATCACTGGTGACGGTTTAGGTGCAACAGCAATAGCAAATATTGTGAATGGTAGTTTATCTTCAGTAACAGTAACAAATGCTGGTGTAGGTTATACAAATGCGATAGCAACCATTAATCCAGGAACTGGAGATACTACGGGTCAAGGTGCAGGTATAGTTGTAAACTTGCAAGGTCAATACGGAACTATCAGAAGTTATTATAATGATTCAGTAAAAGGTAAAATTATAGTTTCAGCAAATGTTGGAACAATTGATTATACAAACGGGATTGTTGTTCTAACAAATCTAAGCCCAGTTTCAATTAATAATCCATTGGGCCAATTAACAATATCGGTTAAGCCAACAACAACTAATATATCATCAACATTGAATAGAATAATAACAATCGATCCATATGATAGTGCAGCTGTAGTTGTCTCTGTATCTACAAATAAGAGTTAAAGTAAATGATACAGAGTAATCAAAAAACCTCTTTACTTGTTCCGTATGAACTCCCTAATTTTATTAGTGATGACCCAAACTATGCCAATTTTGTAATATTCTTGCAGGCATATTACCAATGGATGGAACAACAAGGTAATACATTAGATTTCACGAAAAACTTATTGAATTATATGGATGTGGATACAACCACATCTCAATTTCTTCAGTATTTTGTTAATGATTTCATGTCATATTTTCCACAAGATATACTGGCAGACAAATCAAAAACTATTAAATTAGCTAAACAACTATATCAATCTAAGGGTACACCTGCATCATATCAATTTTTATTCCGTGTACTTTATAATTCAGATGTTGACATTTTTTATAATAAAGATGCAATATTAAGAGCTTCTGCTGGTAAATGGTATGTACCTAGAAGTTTAAAATTAGCAACAAGTGATCCAAACTTTTTAAACATTAAAAATTTGCGTTTGTTTGGAAATATATCAAAGTCTATTGCTACAGTTGAAGCTGCAATTTTTGATGGATTAAAAACAGAAGTTTTCATTTCAAATATCGAACGTTTGTTTCAATCGGGTGAAACTGTTACCGTAGTTGATTCAAACAATCAACTTGTATATTTTTTAAATGGTTCTGTTGTTCCAGTGGGAACTATTGGTGCTGAAACGTTAACTGCACTTATTGTTGGTCAAATCAGTCAAGTATTAATTGATCCTTTAAACAGAGGAACAAACTATGTTGCAAATACTATAAGTGGCATCTATGATCCAGTTGTAGTTTATGGAGGTTTAAATCCCAACACAGCAAGTCCTATTGGTGCAACAGTTCAAGTTGGCTCAGTAACCTCTGGTGGTATAAAAAACGTTGATGTTGTTACTAAAGGTTATGGTTATACTACTGCCCCTAGCGTAAACAATTCAATAGGTAGTGCCAATACTTACATCAGTTCTGGCGGTGGTTCAATAATTACAGTAGGTACTCTAGACAATTCAGCAAATAGTATATCTATTGTAACAAATATCCCGGTCGACAGTATTCAAAAAAGAATAAGCATTACTATTGGAAACACATCATATGGTTTCGCAAACAATTTATCTGCGAATGCAAACACAACCTTAGCAAATGCATTTACTTTTACCAATTTTACGGCTTATCCACTTAGTTCCGTTATCATACAAAACAGTGGCGGTGGTTTAACTAGTTTGCCGGTGGTACAAGCTTCATCACAATACACTACTGAGAATTATGAACAAACAAATCTTGCTAATTTAGGTATACTTGCACCAATACAAATTATTAATTCTGGTTCAGGATATGCAAACAATGATAAAATTGCAATTATTGGTGGCTCTGGTTATGGTGCATTTGCAAATGTCACATCAGTCAATTCAAGCGGTTCTATACTTACAGTAAGTTATGTTAGCAATAGTACAAATAGAATGACTTTAGGTGGTATGGGTTATCAATATGCATTACCGACTGTGGTTGTTGCAAATGTAGCCACCGGAACTATTGTAACAAGTAACACCAGTAATGTGGTTACAGGAAATGGAACAACATTCTTAACACAAGTGAGCAATGGTTCAACTCTAGTCACAAACACAAATATCATAATTGGTACAGTTAGCTCAGTCACAAATGCAAATTCATTGATACTGACAACAAGTGCATCAACAACTTTAATTTCAAATTCATTTTACAAGAGTACTGCATCTTTGGTAGTACCTGGTACTTTAGGAACAGGTGCTATTCTGAGTGCATCAGGTGATACAGTTGGTGCAATAACATCGTTTAATGTCCTAGACAATGGCCAAGATTATATTTCTGCGCCAACGGTTTCATTGAAGGTGCAAGATTTAATTGTATCAAATGTTATTGTATATTCTTTGCCTAATAGAGGTGATACAATTTATCAAGGCAGTAGTATTAATACAGCATCTTATATTGCTTATGTTGATTCAATTATTTCTTTGCAACCAAACATACAATCAAATAACAGTATATACCAATTAAGAGTTTATAACTATACTTCTAAGCCATCCGCTTCTCTGCCATTGAAAATTGATTTTTCAGGATCAGCATTATCTTTAGTTGGTGGTTACACAACCAATAAAAACACAACATTTATTAATTATGGTCCAGATACTAGATTTGATGCTGCAAATGGAATTATGACTTATGGTGATGGTTATGCTAAAGCTAGTGCAACATTCTTAAATGGTCTAGTTATTGGTAATGGTCAATACTTAGACACTAGT